TCATCAAACATACCTGGAAAGTGATTGAGTAACCATTCTTCGGTCTTAATTCGTGCACACCCTTGTCTACCCGTGACCGCGTACAATTTTTCGGCTTTTCCTCTCAATTTAACTACGCCGATTTGAGAATTGTATATTGGTTGCAATCTTATAAATTCCGATGAGTCATAAAATTCTCTGACCATGCGCCTCGACTCATCTTCCGATATACCGAACATTTCTCGGTACAAATATTTGTACTTCGTGTTAGACGGGGGCATTTGGTGTCCTCGCCACCTCGCCATGGGCTTGACGAAAGGAACGAGGACTTCATCGATATCAACAGCAATTCTCTGCATTTATTATTATATCATTCGTAATCTCTAAATGCTATTCCAACGGGAAATCTAGGAACACCCAGATCCGTTAGATTTTGATACTTGACGGTCAACATCTTACCCATGTACTTGTCGCCGTTCTTGAACATCTCACGTCTCTTCTCCTGTGTACCTTCCGGTCTCACGGTAAATTCTTGTCCGTTTTCAGTGAGACACACCCAGGTAGGAGTACCGACGTCTTTACCAGTGCACTCTCGCATTCCGATGACTTTGTATTCATCTGTCTTAAAATCCTTGAGTTTTAAAAGGTAATTGCTTCTCTTACCAATTTCATAAATACTCGAAGGTTCACGAATCATCGTTCCTTCGTACCCAGCATCCATGTATTGTTTGTGTACAATCGGTAGATCTTTCTTTGTCTTGACCCATCTCGTCTCCACAGTAACACGTTCAAGTCTCTGGTCGAAGGTGAGGTCTGGTTGGTTTGTGTCAAAGTAGTCAAACACGTGAAATTCCAGTGCTTTGGGATTCGTCTTAAACAGGCTCGTGATTTCCTCGAATGTTTTGTTTGGATCGTAACATTCACCGTCCAAGTATTCACCTTCTTTGAGACCTTTACCGAGATGTTCCGTACCCGGTACAATTTTACCAGTTCGAGAGATACCACCCTTGTTAGACACGAGTAGACGTACTCCGTCAATCTTTGGTTGAACATAGAATGGTTCACTGATGTACTTCTGTCTGTCTTCCCACTTGTTTGCTAACATAGGAAGAATGGGTATCTCCTTTTGGTTTTCCCACATGGTCTTCGCACGTTTGAGAGCGCTATCATATCCAAGCTTCACGTGTATAGTGGAAACAGACTCTTTGCCACCAACCATACCAGTCTTTTTAATGATATTGGCGGTGCCATCGGAAAGCTTTTCGACGCTGATGTCGAAATAGCGCTTCTTTCCGTTTTTGTCGGTTTTAAAAATTGTTTCCATTATAGTAAGGGTAGATATGATTCCGGTCGTAAATTACGAGCGAATGGAGCGACTTAAGCCTCCCCAAGTCACAAAAGTTCCACTGAATGCGAACACAGCGTGCACTGTGATAATAATTTTAGCGGTTATTGGTTTATACAAAAGAAGCATAGACGTTAGTCAATCCCGTGGACGACGTTATATTTGATGCATTCTTCGACGTTCAAGTAGATGTCCTTCTTCATGAGCTTCTTGAATTCCTTTTCTGGGATTTCCGTCTTTTCACCGTAAACCTTGGTGATCATGTCCATGAACTTGGAGCACGAATCCATCTCGTTCTTGAGGTCTTCAAACTTACCCCAGAAACCATTGGTAGACAATTGGTGGATGAGGATGTGTGCGTTCTTACCCATACGACGTTCGTGACCACCGAGTAGCATGAAAGTGGCAGCACTACAACAGGCACCCTGTGCGATAGTCGTGACCTTCACGCGAGACTTTTCGATGATGTTCATGGCGCTCAAACCCGCAAACATTTCACCTCCATCGCTGCAAATGTGGATTCGAATTTCGGGCTTGTATCCTGGACATTCGATAGTTTGTCTGAGTAACTTCACCTCGAGTTTCTTGAATTCTTCGGTAAATTCAAGAATATCGTCCGTCGTCACGTCAGAGAAGAAGAACATTTCGTTTCCGATGATTCGAGTGGTCTTGAAATCATCTTCGCCGGTGGTAGCAATTGGTAGGATGGATGGAGCTGGCATTTGTTATGTAGAGTGTGTGTCTTTTAAACTGGTTCATGTGATTTAATCTTCTTCTTGATTTGAGACACCTCTCTAGGTTTCAATTTGTTACACATGGCCAAGTGGTTTATCACATCGAAATCTTGAGCGGTAAGACCATAAGACGTGTATGTATCCATGTCTCCAGACCTCGCATATTCACGAAGCAGTGCGAGTTCTTGATGCTGTGCACCTCGTGTTCTCAGGTGTATGTTTCTGTATTTTTGGTGTCTCATTTTGTAGTTTCCATATTTAGTCCAGAAACTTCCAGGTCTGAGAGTCTTTTCGTTTAAAACGCCATTTATGTAATACTTTGGTATGTTTACCGTTGAGTGTATGAAATACGACATGGAATCCCATATTCCGTTATAAATAGAAACGTCGTATAAATCTGCATCAGAAAGTGAATGAGATATCCTAGCAAAATCACACTTGGATGCGTCCACAAAATTCTCGTGTATCATACCCCAAACGTGTCCGTGTTCAGACATGGCATCTATATGGGACACTTCATCGTTTGTACACAACAAAGATACTGCAAACTCTTTCGGAGACACAAAATCATCTTTACCATCGGAAAAGTTTAGATAATCAAAGAAGTTGTGTAGATTTCCTTTACACTTCTCCGCCGCCACTTTTGTATTTTTATTATTTGGTTCAAGTGTAGATATGAGGTCTGGACTTCGTTTAGGTATGAGTATGGTTTCAAAGTTTGGTAAGAGAAACATGTTTGTGGTGGTGACTACAAACGAACCCTTGCTTAGTACACCACCGTCGGATACATGTTCTAATAGATGCCTCTGTGCTATGATATCGTGTCTGTACCCATCTATGAATATGTGCATGTTTGACCCTTTGAGTTCGTTTCTAACTTTGAAGTTATCTTCTAATTCTATACTATTTGATTCATCTAAAACTGCGTTTAATACGTAAGATTTACCGACTCCGTGACCACCGCATATTATAACATTTTTACCATTTCGTAAATGTGTTTTGAGTAACTCTATCTCATTGCGGTGGAGCGTATTATCTATCTTCTTTTTTTGTGTGGTTATTTTAACGAATGCGTCCATGTCAAAAGATGGTGATGATCTCGCTAATCAAGCTATAGATATTATTTTTGAGAACGACGCGCTTCAGACCAGGATATTTGAACCAATAAAAAGGAGATTTCTCCCTTACTTGTTATGTGTTGGTTTCTTTAATCTAACTTTATTTGTATTAGTCGCTTACATAGCGGCTCGTATGTCTGCCTAAACTGCGGAATCATTCGATTCTTCCACGACCTCTTCGGGCTCTTTCTTAGTCACGGACTCAATAAATTTCGACGCACGTTTCCGAAGTCCCGTTTTTTTCAAAGGATCAAACATTTTTCGTTGACCGGGCATGACGCGTCCACGCAATTCATCGAGTTCATCTTTGAGTTCGTTTTGAGACATGACTTGAGTTGGGTCCTTGAGTAGACTCATGATGGAATACTCCTTGATAGCCTTGAATGGCATGATTGGGTGAATGTGCAAAATTTCTGGTTTTCTAAAGATGTTATCATCTGGGAACTCCTTATCGAATGCAGTCAAGATCTTCTTTGGGATCGGTGGGCTTTGTTCGATGAGTCGATCCATCTCTTGTTGACAATCGTGAACCATCTGCGCACCATCGAATCCCCTGTCCACGAGTGGAAGGTTAAGTTCGAGTCTGATTCTACGCGACAATTTGCCGTACAACTGAGACGCAGAGCGGTGACTTTCCATCAATTCATTAATCTTGAGGAACTGCATGATGGTCGCGATGATACCCGCGATGAGGTTGAGACCACCGATGATGGCGGGAACTGCGGAGCGAATACTTTTAGGGAATTGTTCTTGGGCAAAGTTTGCCGTACCGGTGATGGTCGAGAGCACGATAACGGGGAGTGTAAAACGCATGCTCAGGGCTTGAAACATCAAAAATGCTTGGTAGTTCATGTATCTGTAACACGCCGCGGCTTCACCCCAATCTTGGAGAATCTTTTCTTGTTGAGTGTGCCACTTCTTTGGGGCGTCGGGCTTTTCGATATCCTTTGGGAAACCCACGATCATATTGTTCTCACTATTTTCTTGGCTCATATTAATAGTAATGAACATTATATTCTACATCCACCTATTGTTGTTTATCTCGATGCTCGTGATTCCCTTCCTGAAAAATACGCAGTTGCTCGAAATGTATAGTCTTCTCGTGCCATTCATATTTTACCATTGGTCTGTGAATGACGACACGTGTGCTTTGACGCAAATGGAGATGTATGTTACGGGTAATGATAAGGAAGAAACCTTCTTCGGTAGGATCATGGGACCCATATATAAGATGGAAGATACTGATGCAAACAAATTACTCAAGACAGTGATGTTTGCTTTATGGATGTTGGTACAGTACAGGTTAGGTAGAATAACTTTGGCCTAAGTTAGATACGCGCGCACTAATAATCATTACAAAATAAAGATGCCTTCTTACGCTCCAGTTTACGATTACAGATGGGGGTGTGGTACCAAAGCGGTGACGGATCGCTCCATCCTACACGGTGCACGAAAATTCTTAATCGTAAATGGGAGAAAACACGAAATCAACTATATTCCTAGAATCGGTGATCACGGAATTCATGGCGGTGTGCTACAAATCATGCGCGGCCAACGTGTCATCAACTATCACTAGATAAAAATTAGAAACTTATGTGTAATAGTAATCATGGACTACAAAGAACCAAAGAAGCGCGTGACCAAAAATGACAAGAAACATCGTAAACAGGTGTACTCCCAGAAGCACGTTCGAATCGCATTAAAATCTATGTATAATAATAATGAAGGCAAAAAACAAACAGCAATTGCTCGTGATAGTGGCCTTACTACTTCTCGCCACAGTAATTTACCTCATCCGTAACCCGGTCGTGAAACAGGTTCGTGTTCGAGAACGCGTCGGGGTAAGAGTTCCAGTTCAAATTCCCGTCGAACGTGAATTTAGAGCTCCACCCATCAAGGAATACAAGCCCGACTACGTCCAACAGATGGGTGTTTTGGTGGGTGAAAACAATGAGACGCTCCCTCTCTACGGTAAGGAAGTGAGAGGAAGACGCGATAGCTACCACTATTACACGGTGACTCCCGGTGAACAAATGTACTCTCTTCCAGTGTCTATCGGTGAAAGAGACTGCATGGATGACATCGGGTGTCAAGAAATTTACGGTAACGAAACAGTGAACGTGATGGGACAAACCGGTGATTACACGGCTAAAGTTTACCGAACGGATCACTTCTTTTGATCGGACGGGCTCAACATTTTTTGAGCTCTATGAATGCTATCGACACTCACGGCTATGGTAGACAGTAGACTCAATAAACCACACGCGTATCCCGTCAGTTTCATGGGTCCGACTGGTACCCACTTGAGTTTGCTGTATCCCATGTTCATTATGAATATGCAACATATACACGAACTGAGAGCAGACATGCTGTAGTCCTTGGACTTGGCGAAAGGTACGGTTGGATCAAAAAAATCGGTTCCACCTACACTCGGCATAGATATACCAAACAGTTTAAGTAACCCAGTGATCGGAGAAAATATGATGGTAGCCATTTATATTTGCACACATTTTATTTATCCGATTCGTACGATTCACTCTTAAACATGTTAAGTCCGCACGAGCCAAGTGTGACCACTTGAGAACTCATGCATGAGCACACGCAGCACATCACGATGAGAAGATGGATGGGAGTTTTGAAGGGTGGGAATTGTTTTGCCATGTTAGCGGTCGCCTTGACTGGCCCGTATACCAAGAAGTAGCAACACAAAAGTGTGCATATGTTTGAAGCTATCGCCGATAAGCTACACTGTGGACTACCCATAGTTATTTACATTTCATACATATTTTATTTTTAGTTTGAACTTACGTTCCATGAACTTAATCGCGTCAGACATGTTTGGGTGACTCCACAAGAGCCACCTGGACCAAAAACCTGCGGTCTTCAAACCCGAGATTCCCCAATCCTCGAGTTTGCTTCGTGATAAGCCCAACATGCGTTCGTGTACACGCTCTGGGTCCTTGAATTTACGCGTATCTCCACCACCGTGACGCAAAACATAGAGTCGCATCCGCATTGGGTCTTTGTGTATGGTGTAGTCAGTGTATCCCTTACCACCAAAGTCTACGTGATCACCGTTAGGAAACGTGACCCGGTACTTCTTATCACGGATCGGACTTTTTTTGAGAGTGACTCTCATTATTATTTATATCCGAAAAAGTTTTAGAAAAAAAAATATTTTTTTGAAAACTTTTTTTAGAAAAAAGAAATGTAAAAAATAATTTTTTTTTCTAAAACTTTTTATAGAATTTTTATGTATAAAATCAAAATAGACATACTTTAGACATACCTCCTATATAGACTACGTCTTTTGGTTTAAAATAGACATACTAAACTTTTTATAATATAAGTTTTTTTAGTATTTTTCAAAATAAAAACAAAAATAAAAAAATATTTTTTTGAAAACTTTTTTTAGAAAAAAGAAATGTAAAAAATAATTTTTTTTTCTAAAAATTTTCTGGATACAAAAACTCTATATAATTTTAAGATTATTCATTTTCCAATAGTCCACTAAACAAGTTCAAAATATCCACGAAGTAGTCGAAGGATGCTCTCACAAAATTACCATCGTAATTACGTTTCAAAATGGCATCCGTGTCGTACACGACAAAAATGGCAAACAAGGCGACGACGACCCGCGAGTAACTCGCACCCGTGAATAGACGCGCGATGATCAAACCTAACAGAGCCATGATGAGTACGGGTCCAAGTACGCGGAGGTCGTAACCCATCAAGTGTGTGGCGACACCGAGCACAAACATACCTATGAATATCGTGATCGCATCGAGCAAAGCACCTTTCACGTTTCTCGCACCCGTTTGGGATAAGAACGCACCCGTGAGTATGGACAATACGGTAAACAAGACAAACCGTGTTATGATGTTATTTGTAAACGCAAACATGAGAAGCGCCACGATGTATGCGATCGTGTACTTGAGCATGTTTGCCGCGACGACGTCACTCAGTTTTTCATCCTCTATGATAGTTTTTGCGGAACCATAGGCGACGAATGCTTGAAATATAAGGTTCGCGAAAACCTTTGAAAGAAACATTCTATTTAATATAGACATCTAAAATATTTTACTTTTTCAAAAGGGTGTAGTGGTGGTACAAGTGGATACCGTTGATGTACAAACCGATCGCGATCGGCAAAAGAAGACCTGGACGCTTCTTGTATACGGCTGGCAAACTAGACAAAACGATGAGTAGAACCATCGTAAAGTAAAGAACTGGTGGTGCGATGAGACCAGTCTGTGTCTTCGTGAGACCCATGAAAAAGCGCTTATCGAGCGAATCGGTCTTTTCAGTTGGTTCTGGTGCGTAGTATTCTCTTCCTTTATAACCCGGCATTTATTATAATGTGGCATTTTATTTTATTGCCTCTCGTGATGATAGCTCTCGACTATTTCAAGAAGCCCATAGACCGCCTGTATTTTCAAAGACCTCTCCGCCCTCTGATAGGTATCAGAAACACACTCGTAGACATGTTGATGTATAAACCATTCCACGAAGTCGATGATTACCCAGGACTTTGGCGAATGCGTTTAAACTTTAGGGACATACGCGATTCTTACATGAAACGAAACGGTTCGGCTAAAAAGTATTACTTCCATGACATGGATTCGTGGTTCGAGAAGAACGATTCGTATTATTATTACAAACTCGAGGATTTCCCGGAGATTAATGATATCGTGAAGACCATACCGTGTGTATCCGGTGGTATGATAGCCGTGATGGACGGGCCCACGAAGATCCCACCACACAGAGCCGAGAGTAACATGTTACTCAGATACCACATGACTATAGAGGGTACGAGCACACTCGATACAGAGTATGATACACACGAACACACAGAAGGCCAGGATTTTATATTCGATCACGCGAGGTACCACGAGGTTGAAAAAACCACGAGTGATAGAAGAGTTGTTCTCATATTGGATGTTAAGAGATTTTAGAACATGAGGTGGTGTCTACAGACAGCCTTATACATTTCGTTACCTCCGATGAGTTCTACTTCGTCGGTATCAGTGATTCGCTTCGTGAACGGACCGGGTGTTCCATCTCCACAGTCCATACACAGAGCTGACAGTTTCGTGACGCTATCGGCCATCGGTATGCAGTCTAAAATTTCACCAAACTTCTGTTGTTTAAATGTTCCATCCAAACCAGCGATGAGTACGGTTTTCTTTAGGAAGAGACACATGCTCGTAAAATCCTTGAGATTCGTAAAAAACTGTGCCTCGTCTATGGCGACGACTTCCGAGTCACAAAACGTCTCTTCGAGTAAACACTCGGATAAGCGATTGACTTTTATGCAATCAAACTTTACGCCATCGTGTGTGTGAAGGACGTCTTCTTCACACCTAGTGTCTTTCGCGGAGTTTACGACGGCTATTTTCTTACCCAGAACCTTGTACCTCTTGAGACGCCGGATTAACTCCGACGTCTTCCCAGAGAACATGTTACCGATGATTATTTCGAGACTCATGCTTAGATGTACATGACCCAGAATGTTTAACTTATTTTTTCCTAAGTCATTTGTAGTGTACACAAATACCAATCATGTTTCACAAAGCTACATATTGTGGTAAAGAGGGCCTTTACTGCACCAAAACAGGACGCGTCAAGTTCGGTGACAAAGTGTTTCACGGCATCGAAGAAGCGATTAAATTTTTCGGAAAGTAAAGTATGGCGAAGATCATCACGGCACAGTTTCTCACTTGGAAACTCATGGAGTTAGATACGAATACACGAATCAAACGCGCGAAGATGCGACCACCCGTGAAATGTTGTCCACAGTGCAGAGACAGGAAGTATGTATACAACCCAAAGACGGATTCATACAGCGTGTGCCGTAGATGTAACAAGAAGGAAAAGAAGGACTATAATTGGTTTGACATTTAGATTAAATCTGTATTATAAGTAAGATGACCCTCACCGATCAGGAAATATCTAAGAAAGTTCGCGAACTGCGAAGAACAAAGGGTCCAGTATACGCACCCCTTAAATATTTCAGAGGGCTCAAGACACTCAAGGACGTAGAAACTAGATACATGAAAATGAAAAAGAAAACATACACGAAATTCTCTACCGATAAGAACGCGAAAACGCGTACCTCCTCATACACGAAACGATTCCGCGAAAAGTACCCGAACGCGAAGTCCCTTCCAGAAATTGCGAAGGCGACGAAGATACCATTGAAGACACTGAGAACTGTGTACGATCGAGGACTCGCCGCGTGGAGAACCGGACACCGACCGGGCGCTTCTCCACAGGCGTGGGCATATGCGAGAGTGCATAGTTTTGTAATGAAAGGGAAGACGTATTACACAGCGGACCGGGATCTGGTTTGAGCACCTCTCATTAAACTCGCAACTGTTTTAGCGCTGGGCGTCTTCGCGGTCTTCGCGGTCTTCGCGGACCCGGTTTGTCTCATTAAACTCGTGACCGTGTTAGCACCGGGTGTATTTATTCCGTTTACATTCCGCTTCGCACTCAGATTATTTTTTACGCTGTTCACCCATGTGACCTGTTTAGTGGTCCTGGCGCGCTTGGCCCGACTTGGTGGACTTGGTGTACTGTTTCTATCTCGTTTTGCGCCAGCTCTAGTAGTGAGACCTATACCAGCGACCGCCGCGAGTTTACCCCTGTTTTCTGGGCTTATTATGTTCATATATCTATCCACTTCACCCGGTAAATAATCAGCAAACTCGATGAGTTTCTTTTTCAAATTCGCTTTTGTGATGGGTGTGAGTATCTTATACGAATTTTTGTTTACTAGCTGAGCCAAACTTTTGAAACCTCTTGGTAGCTTTGGTTTGGTTTTTTCTATTCTATTCACTCCTTCCCGAATGTTTTGTGGTAAAGATTTTTTAGACTCTTCTTCAAAACGTTCCTTTGGTATTTTTACTGAACCATTTAACATACATGCACTACCTTTTATGTTTACACACGACGATCTAGATTGGAATTTAACATTACTCTTACCCGTGTATACAACAAACCCCGTTATACCATCTTCTATCATCGTCTTGACAGCCACATTCATCTTTGCGTTTACGTATAAACCCGTAGCTATACCCATTCTATCACCACTAGCCACTATCGTGTTGTATTTACCCGCGTATATGAACTGCGACAAGTCGCCTATAGTTTTGAACATGGCTGGATATTGTGGAATGTCTACTTCCTTTCTTTTATTGCCACGTCCCTTGAACGCCGTTTTCACTTCATTTTTCATGGAAAGTATGCTTCTGTAGTTTGAAAACGACTTGGCCGCTTTAGCTGCTCCCACATGTATATTAAATGTGACAGATTTGTTAAATTTTGAAAATTCACTGGTAAATAACTGTTTAAAATATTTGAATTTTATACCCTTTGTTACTTTATCATGGAGTAAATCATAATAGAACACTCTTATTATATCATCTGTGAGTGGTATGTTTGGTATACCAGTTGTGTTTTGTTTTGGAAAAAACGAACTATTTGAATTTGAGTTACCAACAAACTCAACTCCGTCATACTCTCTTATAAATTTGATGAACGTCTCCATGTTTCCTGCGTTCATTTTAACGTTGTAATTGTTACCCGCTATACCTCCATTTGCTTTACTCGAGGCAACGTTTAAAACCATGATTTTAAATATATCAAGCGTTGATTTTGATTTGATGAGGGGTTGCCTAGTAGTTATTGAAGTGATAGGTGTGTAACCAAGTTTAGTTTTTGACGATGGAATTATTTGTTGGGACACATATATAGTTTTTCCTTCCAATGTCATGGCATACACGAATGGTCTAAAATCGAAAACTATGCTTGGATAACACAAATCTCTTTTTCTTTTATTTATAGATTGACCTTTGTTATAAACTCTGTTAAATAGGTAAATTCGACTTTCTATGTAATTACGAAGACTCCAATTTTTGGATATAGTAACACCCGGATCACACATTCTCGGTGTGTTATAAAGTACGGGTATGTTTGCCTTTTCTATCGTGTGTGCGAGTGATATTCTATTTTCTTGATCTATGGAGGTTAGCCAATATTTAGAATTTTCAGGTGTTATGAGTGGATATTGCGATTTACATTGTCTGTGTATAGATATACATTTACCTTCTATTTCATTTATAACGTCTATGAGCATTTTGGCTTCAAAGCTGGTGTTTTTCTTACCCTCTGTGATGTCTCCTATTTCATTTAGGTTGTAATACAGTGATTCGCCATTTGAGGTACAAGGACGTTTTGCTGACATCTTACATTAAACACACAAAAAAAGTTCCTAAGTCACATTTACTTATCATTAAAATCACAAGACTCAGTCAAACATGAACTCTCAATCTATCGCTACCTACATCGCCAACCTTGAAAAGGAGAACGCCGAACTCAAAGAGCGTCTCCGCAAATGTGAAGAAGAAAAGGCTATTCTGGAATACGAAACCATGCTTCATTACGCTGAAGTGAGTGACGACGAATCCGTTGCATCCGACTCCGACTCCGAATATGAAACGGAATCTGAACCTGAATCTGAATCTGAATCTGAACCTGAATCGGAATCTGATGATAACTTCTTTGTCTGTTACAACTTACCTCTCACTGAAGCTTTCGATGAGCTCGCCAAAGAGGAAGAAAATGAATACAAGAAAGCTGTGTACGAAAGAGCTGCCAATCTGATCTACCACCTTGATTTCAAGGTAACCAACGGCGAAGAACTTTCCCACATGTGTGGTATCGGAAAGGGTACCGTCCGAAAAATAAATGAATTTCTTGAAACCGGTGAAATTAAGAGATCCAAGACATTCACTACGAATGAAAACATTGCAGAGCAATTGGAATTGCTCGCGAACTCTGAGAAAAACACTCACAAGAGTGAGGCTTACAAGAAAGCCGCTGACGCTATCCGTAAACTTCAATTCGAAGTCACGAACGGCAGTGACATCTCCAAAGGACCCCAAAAGGTGCCTGGTATCGGTAAAGGTATCGCGGGCAAAATCGATGAATACATCGTGACCGGTAAAATTAAGAAGCTCTCGGGCTAGTAGAATACGTTTTAATCATCAGATATCAACATTTTCCTTACTTCATCGTACACGACACTCAATAGCGCCACCTTGTACGCGAGAAACCCGACGAATGTCGCTCCGTAATCAAAATCAAACGCAAACGGCGCACTGTTCCACACAGTTTCAAATACAGCGGTTCCAATGGGAGCCAATAACTGTTTTTGAAACGGTGAACTTTCGATGTTATCCACGTGATTTTCGAGGAGTGATATGTAAGCCAGAGACGTAGCGACACCAATCGTGGAAGACACACCCTGCTCTGCACCTTGTGTGATGAAATACATGGACGTGAGTGCACCACCGTACGCGACGGTCATGCGATTGATGCGTTTTTTAAGTTTATCGTAATCATTTCTTGGTTCAGACGATGCGCGAACGACCGCGTTGTGAATGGACCACATTGTTTAAGCAGTGAGTCTCGTCCTTAAATATTTTCCAATCGTGAACCCAATGACATTTGTTAGGTTTTCACCTACAGAGTAGTGCCACGTGTGTTCGGTAGAGTTTCTTATTCCAAACATTCTATCTATGAAATTCTCGTGTTTTGGTTCTTTCCCATAGACTCGTCTCATCCAAATTGGACCCTTATCTCCGTGTATTGTCAAGCACCCACCGAGTTTTCTTATTATCTGTGGGTTCATGGAAAGCCAGTACTCGAATATTTCCCACGCAATGCCGAGTGTTATCCAGAACCAAAACTTATCCGGATAAAGTGCACCCAGAAGTGTGTAAAAGAAGAGATGTCCATATTGAAATCCATAAAATTCTGTCCTGTAACACGATTTAGATGAACCGTCACAAGGACACCTGTTTGCATACCCAAAAAACCACAAAATAAAAAGGAGTATTACTGCATACATCTTATATTCATGTGAGATAAAGATTACACTCCCTTTATAATTAAATTTTTTAAATGGAAAATGTATTTAAATCTTTTGCAACCGAAATTTATCGCTGTGGGTCACATGTCGGATATCATGTAAAATTTAAACATGTTGCTCCGCTATGTAAAAAGTGGTCTAGAAATAGACTTCCCGATGAAGAGCGCATTCAAGAAATGTGTGACTATTACAATTCTGGAGGTTACATACCTCGTATTATTCATATTGCTGAACTCAAAGATGAGGGACTTGTTTGCTACGATGGAAACCATCGTCGGGAAGTTTTGAATCGAGTCCAGGCATTGGATGCAGTTTGCATCGTTGACGTGATATTTAACGCCACAAATGATGATGTTTATCAAAGTTTTTTAAATGTAAATAAGGCTGTGGATGTACCTGAAATATTCTTGGAAGAATCTTCCGATATAAAGGATGAAGTTTTGAAATTGGTAAAAAAATATGAGACAAAATACAAGTCTTTTATATCCAAGAGTTCAAAGTGTCGTTCACCAAACTTTAACAGAGATCTTTTTACAGATAATGTGACTAAGATTTATAAATACTTAGACGGTACAAAAAGTATACAAGAAATTGAAGAACTTTTAGAAAAATTAAACAGAGAGTACGCAAATAATAAATTATGCAAGCCACATTCTAAGTATAAGCAGCATATAATAGAAAAATGTAAAAATCACAATCTGTGGCTATTTCTAGAACGCGAAATTCCATGCGAACATGTTGAACGAATTGTTTCAAAAAGGAAATTTGGTATTTTCAAATAGGGATAAAGATTACGTTCCCCTATACATAAATGAGCGAACTTTGCGTCAAGAAATTGGTCGAAGATGCTATTATTCCGACTCGGGGTTCTACTCATGCTGTTGGATATGATTTATACAGTGTCGAGGATTGCTGTGTATCACATAACTCGCGGCATCTTGTCGGGACGGGGATCTCAATTGTTTTGCCAGTAAATGTATATGGTCGGGTTGCGCCCCGTTCAGGTCTCGCTGTCAAGCACGGTATCCAAGTCGGTGCGGGTGTCATCGATCCGGACTACACTGGCGAGGTCAAGGTCGTGCTCTTCAACCAAGGCGACAAAGATTTCGAAATCAAAAAAGGAGACAGAATCGCGCAACTCGTGTTGGAACGCTGTGAAACACCTGCTGTTCGAGAAGTTCAATCTATTGAAGAAACGACGAGAGGTTCAGGTGGATTTGGGTCCACAGGTGCTTAAGAAAAAGAGCCTAAGTCGTACATAGGATATTTTAAAAATTAAACAAACATGCTTGATATTTTGAGAACAACTGTCGGTACCGGTGGCCCACTTTTGATTGAGTACAACGGTCGCATCATGACTGAAAACTGTATAATCATAGCGGAGCGTCACATTGAACGCATGATTGAAAAGATGAAGAATCTCAAGTTTTCAAAGATTGAACAAACTTCAGATCGCTCATTTTCAATTTCTTAACGACAAATTTGGTTTCTATCAAACGCATGTACGCATACATAGCCAAGAATTCAAGATTATGTAATGACTTATATAAGTGCCATGTAAACATCTTTAAGACGTAATTGTCACCCCTATTCCACGTTTGTTCCCTAGTAGTCGTAGTAGTCCTAGCCATATCCTATATAAAAACATAGCTTCTAAATATATTATGCGAACATACACGTCACTCGATGGCATCACTATCAAGGTGGGTGAGAATGCCAAAGATAACGACGCACTCACGGAGTCGAGTTATCCAAAGGAGTGGTGGTTACATGTCGCAGACTTGCCCGGATCACACGTGGTCATATGTCACGAAGGTGACGTTATTCCCCGCGAAACCAAACGTGATGCGGCCATGCTCGCTGTCAAACACAGTAAAGCTAATGGTATGTCTATGGTACCCGTAGATTTAGTGCGAGTAGAAGATGTCGTCTCCGCGAAGAATCACGGGCAAGTGCATTTAACTAAATCCGCGATGATACTCACGATGTTTCCAAACAAAGAAATGCCACGCCTCGAAAGATTATTAAAAACGAGAAACGCTTAATAAAAAATGGACCATCAAGATTGGAAACCTGTCGTCATTCATGGTAAGTCTGCACCCACGACTCAGAAAGTGGTCAGACCACATCGTGAAGTGACGAAGGAACAGAAACTGGATCAAACGGAAATCGGTACACACGAGAAAGTGTCTGCATCGATGGCGAAGACAATCCAACAAGGACGTATAGCTAAGGGTTTCAAAACACAAAAAGATTTAGCGAATGTGATAGGTGTGCCCGTGAGTGTAATTAATTCGTATGAATCCGGGAAGGCTATCCCTGATAACGCTATTCTTCAGAAGTTAAGAAAGGTCCTCGGGGTGAGGCTGACACATTCTTGATACCCCTATCAGTGTGAGTGGAAATATAACTAAAAATACAATCACTGTAAATGTCACTATCATCTTATGATGTACTTAGAGTTTAAACGCGGAACTTAAATATGCGAGATGTCTGGTATTTGGTGACAAATCCAGATGAATCTCTGTGTTTGGCTAAAGGTCAAGAAGATATAGAAACGGTGGTTACTATAATCCCACACCCACGCGTGAGGTACTTTTATGATAATGCGTGGCAGTGTGTTAAACTCATGGCTATAATACACTTTTTTACTATGTTTACATTTCTGAGTGACATAGTACAGGTTATAAATTTCGTGTTATCTGTGGTAGTAGTGTGTACAGATAACAAAAAATACGCATTACCATACGTGTGTGCACATCTAATGTTTAATAGTATTTTGATACCAATGAGTATGTTATACAATTACATATATAGCACATGTGTTTCAACCATGTATACAATTGTATACTGTGTCATACTTACATTTTACACGAGAGTTGAGTAGTGACCAGCTATGTAATACACGTCCTGAAATCCAAATTCAATCAATTTCTCTGCCGCAACTCTGGCCCTCTGCCCGGTGTTGCAGTAGACGAGCAAACCCCTTTTTGGAAGTTCAGAAACCGTCTTTTTATTCATTTTTCCTACGGGCAAGTGTAGCGCGCGCGGATAGTGGCCTATTCTGTATTCAACAGTAGTTCTTACGTCTATGACCTTCTTTATTTTTCCAGACTTTATCATCTTTTTAGCTTCTTCAGAGGACACGAGGTTCTCTCCTGTGAATGTATAAGCAATAGCGAGACCACCGAGTGCTATGATGATCGGCAACATTTAACATATATTCACATAAAGATTTGGTTATAATGTACATCATGAGTCTTCAAATCAAGAAGTTATATCAGGATGCTATCATTCCGACCCGAACGTCACCTGGTTCGGTGGGTTACGATTTATATAGTATGGAAGAAATCGTAGTACCACCACTCGAGCGTGCATTCATAAGTACGGGTGTGTGCGCATCACTACCACCTGGTGTATACGGCAGAATTGCTCCGCGTTCGGGCCTAACATTGAAGCACGGCATCCAAACTGGTGCTGGGGTCATCGATCCAGATTTTACTGGTGAATTGAAAGTGATCCTATTTAATCACGGGAGTGAACCATTCGTCATTAAAAAGGGGAATAGGATTGCTCAAATGATTTTAGAGCGATGTGAAACTCCGCTCATAGAAGAAGTAGAAGAACTAAAGCAGACGCAAAGAGGCGAACGTGGATTTGGTTCTTCTGGGCATTAGTTAGAGAACGCGATACCAGCCATACCGTTCTTGACCCGCAAAACGTTGTAGTTTACGGCGTACACTCTGTACAAACCTTCTCTGGCATCGGACTTTGGATTTTGGATAGTCAACTTCGCATTGTCGATTCGAGAGAAATTGAGCGTACCACTTGGTTGCGATCTGTTCATGGTGAGACAGAATGGCCAAGAGAACAATGGAAGCGCATCGAGAGATGATGGCGCGAGTGCAGTGGTGTGCATTTCGTGAACGACGTTGTGGTGAAACGTGTTAGACGCATTTTCAAACAAGGCGAGGCCATTGATGTAAAGCGACGCGGTATCGAAACTGTAATCATCCGTCCAAGCACCCGTGGTGACGTTGGAAGTCGTCAAGTGAAGGGCCTTGACTGGATGGTTGAAGTAGGTCAAGTCAATAGAGGTGTCAGTCTTGCTGGCTGGCTGGTATTGAACTTGGGTGATCAACAATTCGTGTTCTTGCTCGGTGAAATATTCACGCTCGTCGGTGTCTAGGTATCCATACATACCATAAATCTTTGGAACAGCACCAAGATTACCGAGACCTGAGCGGCACTTGATGCGCAATTCAACTTCGTGGTATTGCAATGCCACCAATGGAAGCGACTTGGTCCAGTCTTCACTGAAGAAGAATGGGATCATGTAGTAATCACCCGCAGATCCGCTGACACCTTTCGCGTTATCAGAAACTTCAGCGGTCGTGACGGCACACGAGGCCTTCGCTTGGTTGTCGCGGTACAAAACATTGTGAATGCCTTGTACGTACAAAGAATCTATACGGCAAATTTCTTGGCCGCCGACTTGAAGGCTGAATTCGGTGACGGAAGTGTCGTCCGAAGAAAACAAACCATCCGTGTTGATAGACACATTAGAAATGTTTGGGTGTTCGATCCAAATGTAGCTCAAAAGATCACCCTTCGAGCGAATTGGGACGACAACTTCGCTACCACCGGTGAAAGTACCGATGTAATCCATGCGCTCTGGCTTGAGAGCAAAGTTCGTGTGGCGCTTGTAATTTTGACGCCAGAAACTGACTTGTGGATCACCAGTGATGTATGCATCCTGAGCTCCGACTGAGACTAGTTCAACTAGCGCTGCTGACATTTAATAATAAACTATATTAAAATTTTAGGTCGATAACGAAGTATGGTTGTCTTCCAAGCACTGACCTGGGAGTCCAGGGATACAGAGGATGAACACTTGATCAGCATCTTTGGTAAGACGAAAGAGGGTAAGTCCGTCTGTGTTACGACGAGCTTTAGTCCATACTTTTTCGTGAAACTCCCTCGCAACGTGACACCGCAACGCGTGAAGATCATTTATGACAAGATAGATAGGGCGTGCCCTGAGTGTCTCACAAGCATAAATACGATTCAACGTAAGGATGTTTGGGGATTTCAAAACAGTGAAAAGTTTCCATATCTTCAGCTGTTTTGTAAAAATCTGGCATCACGTCGCATGGTGAGCGGACGACTTCGACGGCCTTTACCCGATGAAACCTTAAAAATGAAAATTTATGAATCCAACCTGGACCCTGTGTTGCGACTCATGCATAGAACTGGTATTCAATCTACTGGATGGTTAGATACTGGTGACGATTGTGAACCCGGTCATGTGGCAAACACGGACATTGATTTGACGTGTAAAAATTGGAGAAACCTTAAACCTGTGGATGATCCAGAGACTGCACCATTTGTAGTGGCGTCAGTGGATATTGAGTGTAACAGTTCTACGGGTAAATTTCCTGATGCGGACATAGAAGGTGATGCGTGTTTTCAAATTGCTATTTCCCTGTGTAAGTTTGGAAGCGATGAACCGTATGATAAAACCTGTTTGTGTTATAAAAAGACTGATTCTCATCTGGATGGGTGTAACATCGTATCATTCGATACGGAGCGTGAGATGCTTGAAGCATTTCAGCGATATCTACATGAAAAAGATGTAGACATCATTACCGGGTGGAACATCTTTGGTTTTGATCTTGAATATCTCATGAAACGGGCCATCATCACGAGATGTAACCTAAAATTCTTTCAATTGAGTAAACTACGAGGCCACAATTGTGAACTCAAGCTCAAGAAACTGTCTTCAAGTGCTTTGGGTGATAACGATTTGAAACTCGTGAGTATGCCTGGTCGTTTCATCTTCGATTTGTTCCACGAGGTGAAGAAAGGATACAAACTTGATTCATACAAATTGGATAACGTGTCTAAACTGTATCTTGGAGACAATAAAATTGATATGCCTGCGAAGGAGATGTTTGCCAGATACAAGGAAGGTGACCCCGTGAAATTGCGGGAAGTTGCTGAGTATTGTATTAAGGATACCCTTCTTCCGCATAGACTTTTGTCTAAACTGTGTATATTGATTAACCTTCTGGAAATGGCAAAAGCAACGTGGGTACCCCTGTGTTATCTCGTGGAACGGGGACAACAAATCAAGGTGTTTAGTCAATTAACAAAGAAGGCGAGGGAGATGGGATTCATGGTTCCTACGATTCAATATGGTCAATTGGGGGATCAAGGGTATGAAGGTGCGACTGTCCTCGAAGCACAAAAGGGTGCATATTACAAACCAATTACGGCGCTAGATTTTGAAGGCCTGTATCCTTCAATCATGATGGCACACAATTTGTGTTATTCAAGTCTCGTGATGGACCCAAAGTACGAAAACGTACCTGGTGTGGAATACGAAACATTTGAGATTCCTGTGCCGAGTAAGGTTGAGGGGCAGCCTCCTACAAAGAGAGTGTGTAAGTTCGCACAGGGTGTACCGACACTTTTACCGAGCATTCTACTTGAATTGAAACAATTCAGAAAACAAGCGAAGAAGGATATGGCCGCGTCGAAGGGTGCACTCAAAGCCATGTATAACGGTAAGCAATTAGCTTACAAAATCAGTATGAACTCCGTGTATGGGTTCACTGGTGCATCGAAGGGAATGCTTCCGTGTGTAAACATCGCCTCTACCGTGACGACAAAAGGTCGGAGTATGATTGATGAAACAAAGGAATATGTGGAAAAGAACTTTCCGGGTGCGAAAGTGAGGTATGGTGACACCGATTCAGTCATGGTCGAATTTGATGTGGGTGACCGTAAAGGTATTGAGGCTGTTGAGTACAGTTGGGAGATTGGTGAACGTGCCGCTGAAGAGTGTACCACACTTTTCAAGAAACCGAATAATTTGGAACTCGAAAAGGTGTATTGGCCCTATTTCCTCTATTCTAAAAAACGGTACGCCGCAAAGCTGTGGACACAAGGAAAGGACGGAAAGATGAATATGGATTACATTGATGTAAAGGGTCTTCAACTCGTGAGACGCGATAACACGGCACACGTGCGAGAAGTGTGTAAGGAACTCTTGGATGTCGTACTTGAAAGTAGTGACACCGAACCACCGAAAGCACTCGCACTCCAACGAGCCATCGAACTTATCGAAGGTGATGTACCGAACGAAAAGCTCACACTTTCACAGAGTTTATCGGATTCTTATAAGGTTAAGGGGCATAGCGTGTCCATAAATAGCCCTGGAATCAAAGATATTAACCAAGCGCACGTCCAAGTTGTTCGTAAAATGCGCGAGAGACAACCCGGTTCGGAGCCACAGTCGGGTGATCGCGTGCCTTACATTCTCGTGAAGACAGAAGACACAAAGGCGAAAGCTTTTGAAAAATCCGAAGATCCAAAGTACGTCTCGGAAAACAACGTACCAATCGATTACGAATACTACTTCATGAACAAGTTCATTAATCCAGTCTGTGATTTACTCGAACCACTCTTCGAGGATCCAAAGGAAGATATTTTTGGGGAACTTCTTACTAAGATTAAACCAAAGCGAAGACCAAAGAAAAAGAAAGAGACACCTCTCGATGAATTACCATTTAAAAATTAGGCGCTATAATGTATTAAGGAGATGAGGGTGTCTGAAAATTTGGTCAAAGCGTATGAAGAAGATTTAGACAAGGCGACGCATGAACGCGTACTAAAGTTTGTTCAGAACGTCTCGACCAATTATAATATTCCTCTTAAACTATTGATGCGTGACATGCCAAATCCACGTGGGTATTGTATGGGTATCAAAAAAGGTGGGGAGCCATGTACGCGAAAAGCGAGTCACGATGGTTTTTGTCTATCACATGCAAACACACCTAAACTTCATGAACCAGTTAATATATCTACGACTGTCAGACATAATCATACGTTTCCTCCTATGTATAGTCCTACCTGTCCCGCATGCGAATCATCTAGCAATAACCAATTTAGAGATTTGAGAAGTATGATGTAGTATGAGGAAATCAGATATTCTGTTAAATTCCATAGATGCGTTTTATGGTACCCCTGAAAACGGTAAGACGCTCATGCAGATACTCACCAAAACAGGTGGTATTTCCCTCCGTAACCTCGAATGGTTCATAACCAATTATTCTAAAAAGACGAACCTAATGTATAAAACGATTGATGGTAAAATCTTTAGTGTGCACTGCGCCTATAAGTCTACACTCGATGGATACAGCAAAAAGCTATTTGATCCATTCTGTCGTTCAGACAAGATATCTTATAATGTACCGGGTACATCTGATGAAATAAGCACGACTGTGGCTCAACTCAATTTCATCAAATGGTGTATCAAAAACGGTGTCATAGAATACATAAAAGAAAACAAAGATAGTTTATTTGGTAAGTAATTCTCCTTCTACGGGTAGAAGCTCTCTCGTGCTTACGTACCCATTTTCAAATATGAGTGTTTGATAACACGTGTAGTAGATGTGACACGTGAACTCTTCGCTCGTACCATAGTATCGGTTCATTACGAATTCTATGAGAGTTCGATTATTTTTTATGTTTGTGAAATCCAAACTTCCCGATGGGTCTACATTTCTTGGATTCATCGAGAAAGTATACGTGTATATATTTCTAGGTGTGGTGTGGAACTTGTGATTGAGTGGTGTAAGATACCTGTAATAATGAGAATCCACATAATTTATGAATGGGAGTTCTTGTCCGTTGATGAATAGCTTTGCTTCTGTCGCGATATCATCTGACAAAGAATCCAAAGCTCTCGCGTAACTCGGGAAAGGCGTGAGATTGAATCTGTTATGATAATAGTGGTATTTTTGATCCGATGTGCTGCTATTCGGTGGAGAAACACTCACATTACTTGAAACACTTTCGTCTTCAAACAACTTGTTTCTGAAAAAGAAGTGGAGCGTCTTTACCCTGTTTTCGGGTGTAAGTTCAATTTTTAGCTTCTCGTCTCCGGGCGTTGTATCAACTTTTGGGTGTGTTTTGAAGATATCGGTTATCATTTCGTATTTATTAGATGTGTAATACAAGCGTTCTTCTGGTGTGAGTGTGATCTCTTCTGTGACTATATCGAAATCATCAACTGTAAGTGTACTCACTTCGTCTGTAAAGAATGACTGTGGTCTGAACTCTATGTCAAATTCAAGCTTTTGTTTGTTTATGGCACACAGCGGAAAATAAGGTCTGTTGTGTACATTTGTTTCGTAATCGGATGATTCATAGCTTCTAGAAAAGAAGAATGGAATGGGTACGTATACGAATGTGTTTCCTGTCTTTATAAAGTTGAATGTTGAACTCAGAACTGTTTCTCTGTAAATGAAACGACCGTCTGTGTATATTCTACTCACGCTTTCAGATTGATCCAAGTACATCTCATCGTAGATGAATCCTATGTCATCT